TTTACATATTTATAAAAAACTATTGTTTCATTTTTGCAATAGTGAATTTATTTGGGTTTGAAATCAAAAGAATCAATCCAGTTCTATCTGCAAAAAAAGGTTTCTTAAATGCAAACTTTGGTGGAATGATTGGAAGAACACCAGTCACTGAAGAAACCGCAATGGGTTTATCAGCGTATTGGGCTGGAGTAAGAAGAATTACAGAATCAGTGGCAATGTTGCCAGTTGAAGTTTTTCGCAAACAAAACGGAAGGCGTGAAATAGTTGCACATCCAACAGAATACTTGTTGAATGCTGAAGCAAATTATGAATCAATTTCTTTTGACTTCACACAAATATTAATCACATCCGCAATCAATCATGGTAATGGTTTGGCAATTATTGAACGTGATCAATTTGGAACACCAACATCATTGGTCAATGTAACTCGTGAACAATGCGAACCAATAAAATATGATGATGAGATTTATTGGAAAGTTCAAGTCAAAGAAGCATACAATGAAACTGAATCGTTGCTTGTCAAAGATGCTGACATGATTAATCTTCGTGGGTTTGGAGTTGATCCAGTTGTTGGACTTTCGGCAATACAAGCACACAAACAAAATCTTGGTTTATCAATTGCAGCACAAGATTATGGGGCTGATTTTTTTAACAAAGGGAGTAGGATTGACGGCTTCATCGAATATCAGGGTGTTTTAAAACCTGAAACAAAAGATGCAATTAGTCAACAATGGGCTGCAAACTATGGACCAAATGGGACACGTGGAACTGCAATACTTGATGCTGGTTCAAAATATCATCGTATTGGACTTCCTCCAGCAGATGCTGAATGGATTTCAACACGTAAATTCCAAAAGAATGAGATTGCAACAATCTTGGGAATACCATCACACATGATTAATGAGATGGAGAATTCAACTTTTTCAAACATTGAACACCAGTCAATTGAATTTGTGACTTATTCAATTGGAACTTGGATTGAAAAGATTGAACAAGAATACAGACGAAAACTATTAAAAGATACGGAAAAACTTGACCATTATTTTAAGCACAATGTTGATCGTTTACTTCGAACTGATGTCAAAACAAAAGGTGAATATTATCGACTGATGACTGACATTGGTGCTTATAGCATAAACGATGTACTTGAACTTGAGGATAGGAATCCAATTGAGGGTGGTGATGAACGTTATGTCCAAATAAATAGAATACCTATTCAGGACATGGATAATTATTATAAAAAGGAAGATGGCGAGTTATAGTGATTATCCTGATGCGGTTTCAAACAATGCAAAACGTGGCATTGAATTAAATGAAAAGGTTGGCAATAAATGTGCAACACAAGTTGGCAAAGTTAGAGGTCAACAACTTGCAAATAAAGAACCAATCACTGAAGATACCGTCAAAAGAATGTTTTCATATTTGTCACGTGCTGAAGTGTATTATGATCCTGACAACACTGAATCGTGTGGAACTATATCGTTTTTGTTGTGGGGTGGCAAAGCTGGATTGAGATGGTCAGAAAGTAAATTAAAAGAAATTGATAAAAATAGAAAAGTAATGAATAAAATTGAAAGACTTGCAGAGGTTCGAAATATAAATGAAGTTGAACGAACTGCACAATTTGTTATATCAACAGAATCCATTGACAGACATGGTACATCATTCAAACTTGATGGATGGGATTTGTCAACTTATGACCGCAATCCAATTGTTGGATACAATCACGAAGTGAGTGGTTCTAATCCTGATACTATCATTGGAACATCACGAGTGTTTAGAGATGGAGATGCGTTGATTGGTGAAGTAACATTTGAACGTGAAGGAAACAATCCTTTGGCTGACAAAGTATTTAACAAAATGCAAGATGGTATTTTAAAGATGGCAAGTGTTGGAGCAATTCCACATGAGTATCGTTATGGCAACAAAGAAGATGAGGACAGAAACACGATTTATTTCACACGACAAGAATTGGTTGAATGGTCAATTGTGAGTGCTGGTTCAAATCGTGATGCGTTCAAACGAAGTGCTGACCAAGTTGATGAACTTAAAAAATCACTTGAGGTTGTTGAAGAAGAAATTGAAATGGGACTTGAAACAAAATCAGCTTTGCGAAATTATAACAAAGTTAAAATTGTTACAAAGTACCTATAATCAAATAATTGATTTTTGTAGTATTAAAATTTAGAAAATGAGAAATAGTAAAGTAATAAGAGAAGAAATTGGTGAAGTGAAAACTTCCCTTGATGCTCTTGAAAATTTAGTATCTGAAGAAAATAGAGATTTTTCTGAAGATGAAAAAGTATCATTTGATACAAACATGGAAAGATTAACTGAATTAGTTGATGAACTTCCAAAAGTAGAAAAAGAAGAAGAAATAAGAATGAAAGCAGCAAATTTAGGTGGAAGTCCAGTAGTGGCAGAAACTAAAGAAGAAAAAGAAATAGTAAGAGAATTTTCTTTTGGTAAAGCGGTAAGAGCAGCATTTGGTGGAAAACTTGATGGTGTTGAATTAGAAATGGCTCAAGAAGGTCAAAAAGAAATGACTGCAATTGGTCGAAGTGCAAATGGTGTTGTTATACCATCAATGATTTTGAACAGAGCGGTTGTTACTGAAAACGGAACTTCAGGAATTGAAACTCAAAGTTTTGTTGATGCAGTTTATGCAAACACAATTCTTGATGATCTTGGTGTTACTCGTGTAACTTCAACAACTGACCAACGTATTCCAATTTTGGGTGCAGTTACAACTCAATGGGAGGGAGAAACTGATGCAAGTGCAGATGGAGGTTCTGCAATGAGCAAAAAAGACCTTGCTCCAAAAAGACTTGCAAGTTTTGTCGATTTTAGTAAACAAGCCGCTATGCAGCACAACGAATCACTTGAATCAGCATTGAGAAACTCAATTGCTCAAGCGGTTGGAGCAAAAGTTGAATATGCTTTATTTACTGATGATTCTTCAAACGGATCTTACAACTATTTAGGTCAAGGAAAAACTCCAGTAACAAATGCAAACATTACATCATTGATGATGGCACTTGTTGAGGAAGTACAATCAAACAACCACAACAGAGGTAATTTAGGTTTTGCAATCTCAAACGATTTGTTTACCGAAGTTTATACTGCTGCACAAGTTAGTGGTGTTAATCCATTAATCATCAATGAAGCTATAATGGGAGTTCAAGCGAAGTTCTCAAACCAAATTGCTGACATAACTAATCCAGTTGCTTACTATGGTGACTTCTCAAAAGTTCAAATTTGCCAATTCGGTGGAGTTGAGATTTTAGTTGACCCATACACACAAGCGGTTAGCGGAACAAACAGATTAATCCTAAACTCATACTGGGATGCTGCACTTGTACAAGATGCTGCAATCAGCGTGGGTGGCTACACTGGATAATTCATTTATAGTAATTAGTTAATATATGAAGAGGGTGGGTTTTGCCCATCCTCTTTTTTTTTAAAAAATCAATGATAAGAAACAAAAAAATAACAAGCTACACACCAGAGGTCAATTGGGCATTGACTTTGGTTGAAGCAAAAAGACATTTAAACATTTTAGATTCATCGTTTGATGACATCATAAATGATTACATAGCATCTGCACATTTGATGTTATGGAACGAAGCTGGTTTACTTATCAAAGGTGGTGTAACTGGGTACATGACTGAATGGGATGATTTCAGAATTGATGTCAATCCTATTGATACCTTTTCAATTTACTATTATGACTCGGACAACACACGAACACTTTTGGATTCATCAAAATACATTGCAACAAATGGTTTATATTCTTATGTAGAAATGAAGGACAATTTGCCAAACTTATACGATCGTGACTTTCCAATTGAAATTGAAATAACAACTTTGGCGAATACTGATGACATGGTTAAACAAGCATTGCGAATGATTGTATCGGATATGTTTGAGAATAGACAAAATACAATTGTAGGAAGCAATATGCACAACCTATCAAGAGGAACAAAGTTCCAAATGTCAATGGTAAGCCAACGAACTGAAATATGAACATAGGTCGTTTAGATAGAAAAATTGTGATTGAGTCACAAACGTTTTCAACCAATTCAATTGGTGAATACACTGCAAGTTGGTCAACGTTTCACACAACGTTTGCAAATGTGCAACGTGGTTTGGGTAATGAAAAAGTTGAAGCGGACCAAGTGACATCAACAAGTAAGGTCAAGTTCAAGATTCGGTTCTTTGATGGTATTGATGAATCAATGCGGATTTCATACAATTCAAAATATTATGATATTTTAGACATCCAAGAACTTGGTCGTGAAGGTCTGATGATAAGTGCAAGTAAAAAGTTATGATTAAGTTTGACATAAAGGGTTTTAATCAAGTTGCACTTGAAATCAAATCATTGTCAGATGATAAAGTAAAAAGGTCTGAATTGCTGAAAATATTAAGAAGGCAAATGAAACCAGTTCTTGAGAAGATGCGACAAAATGCACCAAATCAAAGAACAAAAGAAATTAGAGTTGGTGACACAATATATCCACCACAAGAACTTAAAAATTCACTTGCAATTAAAACATCACCTTTGAAACATATTGCACGTGTTTTGGTTGGTCCAAGATACGGAAGGGGTGCAAAAAAGCATGATGGGTTTTATGCGTTTTGGATTGAGTATGGTGTTGGTAAACACATCAACAATCCAACTGGAAAAAAGAATTTCATTCAAAAAACATATAATGAAATGAGTGATAAAATATATACACAAGCGAGTGCAGAACTTACAAAGTATATACAAAGAAAAGTTAAAAAATTAAATTTATGAGAATAGAATTGACAAAGGATTATGCAATCCATGCAAGAACACTACCTGAAGGAACACAATTGCGTGTATCTAACAAATTAGGTAAAGAATTAATTGGGTTAAAAGTAGCAAAAGCCCTTGATGGTTTTACTTTTGAAGAAGAAATTGAACACATCATTGAAGTGGCAATAGAAAATGAAGAAACTCCAAAAGTTAAAAAAGTTACAAAGAAGAAAAAATCTAATAAGTAATATTGTATAAAATTTAGGAAATAAAAAAATGGGTATATTAAACGGAACGTTAGCAAAAATACAAGTTGCTGGTACAACCATAGCACACTTAACATCAAACTCATTGACATTTGATATGTCAACAAGGGATACAAGTACAAAAGACAGTTCAGGATGGAAATCGAGTTTAGAAGGACAGAAAAGCTTTAGCGGTTCGGCTGAAGGTTTTTTTGATGAGGATGCATCTTATGGGTATGAAGATTTATTTGATGCGTTTATAGCAAGAAATGCAGTAACAATAACTTACACAACCGATATTTCAGGCGAAACCGAATATAGCGGCTCGTGCTTTATAACATCACTTGAAAGAACTGATGGTCTTGAAGAATCAACCACATTTTCAGTGTCTTTTGAAGGAACTGGTGCAGTGACAAAAGGAACAGTTACACCATAAGAAATTGATTTTTGTTATATTGTGAAAAATGGGGGATGGGGGTAACTTCATTCCCTTTTTTTATATTTGTAGCATGATAAAAATTAAAAACAAAGAGTACAAATTCAAATTCGGTTTCAAAGCATTGTTGATGTATGAAAAAGAAACTGGTTCATCAATTTCAGAAATGGGCGAAAATGTGACAATGAATATGATTGTTGAAATTGCTTATGCTGGAATGAAGGCATCAGGTGAAAAAGTCACAAAGGATTTCATTATTGATGCAATTGATGATGACATGGGTTTGATTAGTGTATTCACTGAAGCAATGCAAAATGATTTAAGTGCATTGGGTAATTTAAAGGTTGAAGCAAAAAAGTAAAATTGCCATTGACTAATTTCATAAGGGGTTTTGTGTTGGGTACGTTAAAACAAACTCCTTTGTGTTTGGAAAGTTATTCAATGGTAGACATTTGGGATGCGTACGTTGGAAATCGTTTGAATGAAAATATAAACGCAAGATCATTGTGGGAAACTGCAAGATTGATTTCTTATGTCACGTTAAAATCACAAGGACAAAAAACAATGAAACGACCACAAGATTTGATGAAGTTTGAATGGGAAGAACAAAGCGGCAAAAAAGGAACAAAATCAAATCCATACACAAAAGCAGAAATTGAGCAACTTAAAAAATTAAAACCAAACTGGTTCAATTAAAATGGCAAAAAAGACGATAAATTTTAGTGCAATTTTTGACTTAAAAGCATTTAGCGATTCAAGTCAAAACTTACAAAGGGAACTGCGTAAATCAGGAAGAAAAATGCAGTCCATTGGTAAATCAATGACAATGTCATTGACTGCACCAATTGCAATTATGGGTGGACTTGCAGTCAAAACGTTTGCCAACTTTGAGCAATCAATGGCAAAAGTTCAAGCCATTAGCGGTGCAGTTGGAAAAGATTTTCAAAACTTGACAAATCTTGCAAAGGATTTGGGTATTGCAACACGATTCAGTGCATCTGAAGTTTCAGATTTAATGTTGAATTACTCAAAACTTGGATTTAGTTCTGAAGAAATACAAAAAATCACAAGGGCAACATTAGACCTTGCACTTGCAACTGGTGAAGATTTGGCAATGTCTGCGGAAGTAGCTGGTGCAACATTGCGTGGATTTGGGTTAGATGCAAGTGAAATGACAAATGTCACTGATATAATGGCACGATCATTTTCATCATCTGCACTTGACTTGAACAAGTTCCAAGTTGCAATGAGTTCAGTTGCTCCAGTTGCACGAAATGCTGGTGTTACATTAAAGGAAACAACATCAATGCTTGGTGTACTTGCAAACAATGGTGTTGAAGCATCAACATCAGGAACTGCATTGAGAAACATCTTTTTAGAACTTGCAAAACAAGGGATGTCATTTGATGATGCAATGGCACAAATAAATAATTCAACTAATTCCAATGCAACTGCAATGGACTTGTTTGGAAAACGTGGTGCAGCGGTTGCATCTATTTTGGCAAAAAATCAAATTGAAGTTGCTGGGTTAAATGATAAATTAAGTGATACAAGCGTTAGTGCTAAATCAATGGCTGCAATTATGGATGCAACATTGGAAGGTGCAATGATGCGTTTGAAATCAGCAACTGAAGGACTTGCAATTTCGTTTGGTGAAATCATGGCACCAGCGGTTGGATTTGTTGCTGAAATACTTTCAAAGATTGCAATGAGATTTGCAAATCTAAATCCATATGTAAAAACTGCAATCACTGTGTTTGCTGGATTAGTTGCGGTTCTTGGACCATTAGCATTTGCAATTGGTGGGATTAAATTAGCACTTGCAACTTTGATGGCAAATCCAATCATTTTATGGGTTGTTGGAATTAGTGCTGCACTTGCTGGACTTGTTGCGGTGTTTATGTATGTTAAAGACAATGCACAATTCTTTGCAGATTTCTTTTATAATTTATGGGTAAACATTGCAAACAACACACTTGATGCGGTCAAAACAATAGCAAAAGGACTTGCAAAGTTTGCTGGTTTCTTTGGTATTGATATTGGCATTGATAAATTCTTTGATAAGTTCAAACTTGAACCACGTGAAGCAACAAAGGAACTCAAGTCATTTAAAGAAACATTAAAAGGTATTAAAAAAGAAGTAACAGGTTTAACACAAGTTGGTGAAGATAGTGTTCTTGGTGTTACTCCTGAAGGTGGTGGAACAACTACTGGAACAACAAAATCAACCGCAATTGCAATACAAGCACCATCACAAAAAGGGATTGAAAATGTCACTTCACAAATTAGTGAAATGGCAAACCAAGCAATTGAGCCAATACAAATAAAAATTGAACCATTAACAAATCAAGAATTAGGTCTTGTAACGCAAGCACAAAGAATTGGCATGAAGATGGGTGAAGCACTTTCAAGTGGTTTGCAACAATTAGCAACACAAGGTGCGGTGATGCTTGGTGAATTTTTAGGTGATGCAATGACTGGTGATTCAGATGTTCAAGAATTTGGTCAAGGTTTTATGAAAGCTATTGGTGGATTTATGCAAACTTTTGGAGAGTCAATGATTGCAATTGGTATTGCCGAAAGTGCTATTGCAAAATCAATTGCACTTGGACCAGCAGGGGCTGGTCTTGCAATTGCTGGTGGTATTGCATTGATTGCAGCTGGAACTGCATTATCAAATATAAGTAAAAAAGGGATTGATATGAATGCTGGTGGTCCATCACCATCACCAACTGGTGGCGGAATGGGAACAATGGCATTGCAACCAATATCATTGGAAACAAAAATTTCAGGGCGTGATTTAATATTGGTTCAAAATAGAGAAAAAGGATTTACAAGATAATAAATGAGTGGTGTAATATTTAGCAGTGAGTTAAGGTCAGACAATAACACACGATACAAAGTTGAATTGTTTGGTGATGATTACAACGGACTTCCAAAGGTTGAAATAATTGGTGGAACTGGAAACACATTTTACATCAATAAAGATTGGCGAGATTTTATTCAAGTTGGTCAAGATTTATTATTGTACACAAGTTCATCAACACAATCAGCAAATGTCACTGGTATTGTTTCAAACGGAATAACTACACAAATTACAACGGACCAAAGTTATTCAGCGACATACACACACATCGGTTCATCTGATATTGTTGCAAACCAATACAAACCAACATTTGCACCAAGATTGGTTGATTTAAAAACTGAATGGAAAGGTGAAGGTGATGAAATACTTGGTTCAATAAAGTCATCAAGCACATCAGTCACATATGCAAACAATGATCGTTATTTTGATAGGTTCTTTGAACAATACCAAATCACACAAGATAACAAACTAAAATTGTTGGTATATAGATACACAACGGATTGGGAATTGGATTGGGCTGGTATCATTGTAATGGACCTTGTTCAATGGTCAAACATAGATAAACCAAGACCATATACATTCAAAGCCATTGATGGACTTGATGCACTTAAAAAATACGAGTACACACAAACAACATTATCGGTTAATAAAATACAAAGCAATATATTTGAGATTCTTGACATTCTTGGACTCAAACAATTTTGGGGTGCGTCTGATGCTTACATACGTGAATCAATTGAATATTCATCACGTGTACTTGAAGCAACCACAACAACGAATGATTCACCAATTGATTACACATACATTCCTGACAATATGTTTATTGGTGACACAAATGAAAATCCAACACAATATTTGTCATATTATGATGCACTGAAAGGATTAATGGATTTGTTCAGTTGTCGCATATACCATGCAAATGGTGTGTATTGGATTCAGCAAGTAAGGAATTTTGATGCAATTACAATTAAATATCGTGAGTATTTAAAAGATGGTACATATATTCATAACACATACACACATCAAAAGTCAGTTGGTAATACAGGGATTGAGAATTTAAACATATTAGCGGGTGGAACATTTGGTTATTTTGCTGGTGCTTATCGAACAAGAATTTTAGCAAAGCAACACATTGAGGGTAAGTTAACATTTGGAAGTGGTTTGTTTGTATTTGGAACTGGTGTCACACAATCAATATCTGCAAACATAGGAACAATAAAAAGTGATGGTGTTGGTCACATAAGGGTTGGAATGCGTGTCCGTTTGGGTAATTTAAAATTTGCAAATTATTCAACAAATATTGATTTAGAGATTTATAGTGGCAATAGATACATTAAAGGAGTAGGAAATGCACCACAACTTGAGGGTAAATGGTATGATGATCCAAATTCAACAAATCGAAACTGGACTAAAATTGTAAAAAATACAAGTGGTGATACATATGTTTTTTTTGATACACCAGCAATAAATTTTGAAGCGGACAACATGATTGTAAAAGTGAGTGCAACATATAATGGACCAATTGACACTGGTGTTGCATTTTATATTGATAATGTACAAGTATTGTTTCCTGAACTAACAAGCGATGATGAAAACACAATGATTTTGGAAGTTGAGAATCCGAGCGGTTTTTACACAAAGGAGGTTGAACTTGATCCTTTAATTATTGTAGATTCAGAAATTGGAACATCAACGATTGCAAAAATTCAGATTGATGAAAATTACAACAATACACAATCATTTAGTTTGGTTGAATCAACAACATGGGATTGTGATTTTGACACATATCCATTTTTATCTTATGCTCGTGTAATGGAAGCAATGTCATTGCAAACAAAGCCAGTTGAAAAAATAATGAGTACAATTGTTGGTGATTATTATCCATATCAATCATTGGCATATAATGACAAGGTTTATGTGTTTAGTGGTTGCACACGTGATTATGGAATGGATGAAGTGAGTGGTGAATGGTTTGAACAAATATCTGCAAGAACTGGTGTTGCAATTAAAAGAATAAAAGACATCATTGATCCGGCTGATATATCAACAAACAAAGGTGAGGTGGTTGAAAACACTAATAAAATTTATAGAGGTATTGAAGAACTCACACCAATGCTTAACTCATCAGATACATATGCAGTATTCCAAAAAAACAGAGTTATTGAAGATGGCGGTGTTTTTGAGGGGGTTGATTTTATTGAAGAATTTTTTCCTGACAATCACGTTGTTCAGCAAATAAACATTCCACCATATGAAGGAAACAGAATTTATGAAGGTGATATTTTAAGCGTTATAAATTCAAACAATAACAATGAAACAGATTATTTTGTTGTGACTGCTGATGTTCTTCCAAATGCAACATTTATTCCAGTTGTTCAAAAGGAAACAACATATCCAATAAGTCAAGGTGATATTCCAACATTTAAAAAGGGTGAGGTAACGGAATCAAACAAAGTACGTGCAGACCTATTTCAAATGAAAGGCAATGCACTTCCACCAACATCAGAAAGTGGTGGTGGTGGTGACTATTTTAAAAATGGTGAGTTTATGTTTTATGGTAGTCATATTTATTGGCGAGATCAAAACGGCGATTATCATTCACTGCAAGGGAACACACATCATCCATAATTATGCCGAAAATGCCACACAAAGTTTATTCGTTTAAAGAGGATAAACCAAAGAAAAAAAAGAACTGGTTGAAGGACCAAGCAGATTTGAAGTTTTACAACACATCACGTTGGCGAAAATTATCACTTGCTTATAAAATGCAACATCCAGTGTGTGAGGTTGTGGATTGTCATCAATCATCATACTACACTGACCACATTACTCCAGTGTCTGATGGTGGTGATAAATGGGATGAAAATAATTTTCAAGCATTGTGTCGTTCATGCAACGCATCGAAAACTGCTAAACAAAGTAAAAAAGTTTACACAAATAAATTTGATTAATAGTACAAATTTGCATTAATGATTGGGGGTGCTATTTATCAATTGCTTAATGTTTCATCAATAACGAGTATCGTTGAGCAATTGAACTATGGACTTGCTGCACAAGAGAATTTGTTTCCACGTGTTATAATTACTGAACAATCCACACCTGAAAACTTTAAGGATGGATACTCAATAATAAATCACGATGTTGAAATTAATATCTTTGCAAGTAAAGTCAAAGATGGGAATGGTGGATTTGCTGAAGCATCAAATATTGCTGACCAAATTGATTTGATTTTAAATCGTTACAAAGGTGTAAGCGGTGGCAAAACAATTCAACAAATTTATTTGTCCAATCAAGAAATTTTATTTGATAGCACTTCGCAATGTGCGAGAGTTATCATGGAATATAGTGTTAGAGAGAGTATTTAAATAATGACAATAGAAGAATTAGTTGCTTTAAAAGGCGGAAAATATGCAGACAATGGTGCGGTTGTGACTGGAACTATTGCGACAAATTATAGATTTTTAGTAGTCAATGATGATGTGGTTTTTACTGCATTAACTGATGTTTTAGACAATGACATTCTTGATGAATGGGGGTTGACTGGAAAGACATTAACCAAAGGGATGGTAATTGCTCCAGCGAGTGAACGACCATTCAAGACTGTAAATGTTGCAAGTGGATCTGTATTATTGATCAAGCTTTAATGATTGGATTTGGCGTTCAATATAGTGCAATAAAGACATTCGATTCAATTGGTCGGATTCTTTTTGAGGCATACAAATTAAGAGTGTTAGCTTACGGCGGTGTGGTTGAGAATAGGAGTTGTATAATTAAAAGTTTAAACAGAATCAAATGAGCATATTAGACAAAGCAAGTTTAATACAGATACCAAGTGGGTATAAAAACGGAAAGCTATACTCGGTAAAACCTACTCCAACGTATGGAAGTGAGTTGGTAACGAATGGGGATTTTGCAACTGATAGTGACTGGACTATTGAATCTACTTGGACTATAAGTGGCGGAGCTGCTAACGGAAACGGAGCAACTGCTTCTGGTGAAGAATTAAAACAAACATCAGTAAATACTATCGGCAAAACATATAAAGCAACTTTTGAAGTGCTAAATTATGTTAGCGGAACAGTTGGCTTTTGGCAAGGAAGCGGAATCTACGTAATCCCAAGAAGTGCAAACGGAACTTATACAGAGTATTTTACGGCTACGAGTACAGAGATAAGATTTAGAGGCACAAATTTCAACGGCTCAATAGACAACGTATCAGTCAAAGAAGTATTAAAAGATGGCGACTTCACCTTTGCTCGTTCATCAAGTGCAACGAGGGTAAATGCAGAGGGGTTGATTGAGGTTGCAAAAGTTTTAGGTACAACTGAAGAAGTTACTAATGGAAATTTTGCTACAAATAGTGATTGGAGTGGTGCTGCAAGTATATCTGGCGGACAACTAACTAAAACAAGTGGTGGACTTGCTTATCAAAGTGGTGTAGTTACTGCAAATAAATATTACAAGGTTGTTGTTGATGTTGCAAGTTTAGACGGAGCAACCCAATTATATTTTGGCGGCAATCAATACACATTATCTGTAGGCGTTCAAACGATTGAAGCAGTTGGCGGAACGAGCAACACTTTTGTAGGTTTTAACAATGGATATTCTTCGAGTAGTGGCTCTGTATTTAATAGCATATCAGTAATTGAATATATTGAAAACGATGTTCCTCGCTTGGATTATAGTGGTGGTGCAAGTTGTGCGAGTTTGTTGTTGGAACCGCAGAGGACAAATCTTTTGACATATTCAAACGATTTTACACAATGGACAATACAAAGCGGTGTTACTGCAACTCACAACACTACTATGACATTAAGCCCTGACGGAACAAATAACGCAACAAAGTTTGTAGGTAACGGAACTTCAGGAGTATTAAAAAGTGCTTCAGTTACTGGAGTTGTGGCAAGGTCTGTTTATTTAAAAAGCGTAAGCGGTACAGTTAATGTAACTTTAAAAGACCCTATCTTTACAGTTACACAAAAAAGTTTGTCGGTTACAACAGAATGGCAAAGATTTGACCTTATAGAAGATAACACACATTCAAGTACTCAAGGTCTTTGGATTGATGATATACCATCAAGCGGTATATATATGTGGGGAGCACAATTAGAGCAAGGCAACTATTTAACATCCTACATCCCAACAAGCGGAAGCACAGTAACTCGTACCGCCGATGTCTGCAACAATGCTGGGACTTCAGCTACGTTTAATTCAGAATCAGGGGTGTTATTTGCAGAAATAGCAGCGTTGGCGGATGATTCTAATGAAAGATTTTTGAGCGTTTCCGATGGAACTGCTGTAAATAGAATTTCATTGTGGTATTATTCTGCTACTAATGGATTAGCGGTTGCGGTTTATTCTGGCAATGTTGCTCAATTTTTTACAACTACAATCTTATCAAATGATACAGATTATAATAAAATAGCAATTAAATATAAAGCTAACGACTTTGCACTATGGGTAAATGGTGTTGAGGTTGCAACCGATACAAGTGGACTTGCTCCAGTTGGTTTATCAGAATTAGCGTTTGATAGAGGTGATGGTGCATTAGACTTCTACGGCAAAACAAAACAACTAATGACTTTTAACGAGGCATTAAGTGACGAGGAACTATCGGATTTGACTGGTCAGATAAACTTGAGTTTTAATAATTTAGCAACATTCTACGGATATACAATATTATAATGGCAGAACCAACAATAAATTTAGGTAACGGCAACTGGGCAGGAAAGACAGACAACCTACTTGGATACTATAAAGAGGGTGAGAGATTTTATAAGCAAGATTTTACATTTTCAAGAACCACCACTGGAACATACACAGATTCAGACGGCTATATTCAAGAGATGCCGTATAATTTAGCATCGTATAGCGAGGATTACACAAATTCACTACAAGGTGCATCGACAACGTTTGGCACAATTACAAGCCCAACAAGCAAACTAAATGCAAGTACTATAACAACAATTGCAAACGGAACTTATAAAGGTTGGAACGAATCATATAGCTTAATTGGTTCAACTGATTATACTTTTAGTTTTTATGTTAAATACAAAAATAAACAATGGTTATCCTTTTACCACATAGGAAGTGCTATAACGAAATTTGATGTGCAAAATGGCATATTCGGTAGTAATTCTATTGGTATGACAAAAGAAGATGTTGGAGATGGATGGTATAGATTGTCAGGTACAATAACCGCTTCATCAGGTACGAACTATTTTTATGTATATAATTCAGGTCAAAACGACCAAAACTCATCTATAGGAGATGCGTTCTATTTGTTTGGCATTCAACTCGTCAAAGGCACATCCGCAAAGACATATTTTCCAACGACAACGAGGTTAAATATCCCTCGCGTTGACTACCTTAATAACTCCAATGGCTCACTAATTTTAGAACCGCAGAGAACGAATTTATTGCCATATAGCGATTTTTCAAGTGGTTTTACAACTACTAATGTAACATTATCAAATAATCAAGGCACAAGTCCAGATGGAACAAGTAACGCAACAAAAGCACTTATGGCTTCTGGAACTGGTAGTCATCGAGTTTATGATGCTATTAGTAGCAGTCTTAATGATGACAATGTAATATCTGTATTTATTAAAGAACAAAACGACATTTCTCATATAGGTTTAGCCGCAGATACTATGAGCAATCAAGTTTGGTTTAGTGGTTTAGATGGTTCTATAATAAACGCAAATGGATTAGACGCAAAAACTGAAAGCTTTGGTAATGGTTGGCATAGAATATCAGTTTATTATGTTGCTGATGCAAACGATGCTGGAGATAATCAATTTATATATTTTTCAAATAGAGAAAATACCTCTCCAAATGTTGCTTTTGATGGTACAGAGGAAATACTATTATATGGAATCCAAGCAGAAAAAGGAAAATATTTAACAACCCTAATAAATACTTCAGGCTCATCCGTTACGAGGAATGCGGATGGATGTGAATTAACAAACGTTGCGGATAGAATAAACTCAAGTGAGGGTGTGTTATTTGCAGAGATATCAGCGTTGGTAAATGATGGCACAAATAGAATTTTAAGTTTATCTGAAGATGGCAATAACAATAACAGGGTAACTATATTCTACACAAGTGGCTCTAATAGAATAAAGTTTACTGTAAGACTTAATGGTTCTAATGAGTTTGATGAAATTATAACATTGTCAAATATTTTAGATTATAATAAAGTAGCTTTAAAATTTGCTGAAAATAATTTTGCAGTTTATATAAACGGAGTAAAAGAAGAACAGCAATTAAGTGGCTCAACATATTCAGCAAACACACTTGATAAATTAAGCTTTGACAAAGGTAATGATACTTTTGACTTCTACGGCAAATGCAAACAAATACAAGTATACAACACAGCATTAAGTGATAGCGAATTACAAGAATTAACAACATTATGATTTTTAAAAAATACGAATTTACAGACAAGCAATGGGAAACCATTAGACCAACCTTATACAGTGAAGATGAGGAGGGGAACGAAACTTTGATACCAGAACTGAATTCCATCGTTGAGATTGGGTTCATTTGCCGAGCGTGGTCGGAGGGTGAAGAGCCAGAATGCACAGACCTATCGACTATGTATAGCGTTGATATGTTATTAAACGAAGATGTTGAAAGTTTAGAGAAATATGAGGTTTATCCAGATCCTGATAATGTAGCACATTATTTTTCTGGAGATGAATCTTTGTATCTTAAGTCTTATTGTTTAGTGCCAGAACATAGTGAAAGTCCTTTTTGCGTTGTTCCTGAAACGGATGAGGAAGAATGAAAGTTTATTTGACATCCATATTGAAAGTCATCATATTATTTTTTGCACCAATAAAACCGCTTATAATTTTAATTAGTTTAAGCACAATTATTGATACTGCATTTGGCATTTGGAAAGCCAAACAATTAAACGAAAAAATCACATCCAAAATATTTAGGAATGGACTCGTTCCAAAACTAATTTCATACATCACAACCATTATGATGGTGTATGGTTCGGATGTGTTTATTATAAATGAATTAACAATGAGTGTTGTTGATGTTGAATTTCTTGCAACTAAAATCACTGCATTAACTTTAATCAGCATTGAAGTAAAGTCAATGGATGAATCATTTATTGCAGTCAAAGGATATTCGTTTATTGATAAATTCAAACAAATGATTTCCAAGATCAAGGATGTTAAAAAACAACTATGAGAGCAATTCATAAAATAATAATTCATTGCACTGCAACACGTGAAGGGGATGACATCAGCGTTGATACCATACGAAGATGGCATTTGAATCGTGGGTGGTCGGATGTCGGTTATCATTATGTCATCGATATAAAAGGCAACATAAATGCTGGACGACCAATCGAATTAATTGGAGCACACACTAAAGGACAAAACAAATATTCAATTGGAATTGCATATGTTGGTGGTGTGGAAGCAGATGGCAAAACACCAAAAGACACAAGAACAAAATCACAAAAGGATTCAATTATTAGACTTGTAAAAAAGTTAAAAGGTTGCTATCCGGATGTGACAATACATGGACATAATGAGTATTCAAACAAAGCGTGTCCATCATATGATGTACAAAATGAAAAGGATTTATTCGGATGAATGGATTGACATTTTTAACAAGTATCCACAATTTGATAATGAACAACGCGTTCAATATTACAAACGTGTTGGTGATTTAACTGGCAAAGCACCAGCAAGTGTAAAAAAATACTTCTTAAATTTAAAATCCAAGATTGATGCATATTGTGAAACGGCTGGTGTGCCAACTCACAATGTCAAACATGGTTGGGTTAAAACCAAAGATACAAGTTTATTTTTTAAGAACCCTGACTTTGAAGGTGCAGTTGATTATGATAAAATTCGTGAACAACTAATCAATAATCTTAAAGATTATGCACCAACCTACCCACCATTAACAAGGACCAAAATTCAAGATGGTCATTTGCTGGTTGTTGATCCAGCTGATGTTCACATTGGAAAACTTTGTGAAGCATTTGAAACTGGTGAGGACTACAACACTAACATTGCAGTTCAAAGAGTTAAGGAAGGTGTTCAAGGTATCATTGACAAATCACGCGGTTATAATATAGACCAAATACTTTTTATTGGTGGGAACGATATATTGCATATTGATTCACCAAAACGAACAACAACTTCAGGAACTCCACAAGATACGGATGGAATGTTCTATTCAAACTTTTTAAAAGCAAAACAAGTGTATGTTGATGTTCTTGAGATGTTGCTTCCATTGGCTGATATTCGTTTTTGTTTCAACCCATCAAATCATGACTATCAAAGTGGGTTCTTTTTAGCAGATGTCATTCAAACGTGGTTTAGAAATAATAAGAATATTACCTTTGATTGCTCAATTGCACATCGAAAGTATTTTCAGTATGGTCAGAACGTTATAGGCACAACACATGGTGATGGTGCAAAGATGAATGACCTTCCATTACTTATGGCAGTTGAAGCAAAAGAATATTGGGCGAATACAAAGCATCGTTACATTTACACGCATCACGTGCATCATAAGACAAGCAAAGATTATCAGGGTATCACAATTGAATCATTACGTTCACCAAGCGGTACGGATTCGTGGCACCATCGGAATGGATACCAGCATTCACCAAAAGCAATTGAAGGGTTTTTGCACCACAAAGAGCATGGTCAGGTGGCAAGGTTTACACATTTATTTTAATATTACTTGCAAAACAATTACACCAATTGCAATGATTAATGATTGTCGTGTGCGTTTAAGTTTATGTTGTTGTCTTTGGTTGCTGGTCAACACAACATCATAACGTTCATTAAGGCTATTTAAAGCGTGTTGAGTGCGTTCAAAGTTCTTTTGTGTGCTATCTATTAACTCGATGTATTTAAGTTCCTTAAAAGCGTTTATTTTAGCTTGAGCCATAAGAGAATCTTTTTGAAGCAACTCAACATAAATATCATCCATTTGATGCAAGGTAATAGCAACCAAAGTATCACCAGTCTTTTCATCGATTAATGCGCTTTGAGAATAAGCGAATGCGTTCAGTAGAAGGAAGGATGTGATAATTAGAAATTTCTTTTTCATAAAATAGTTTAATTGTGTCGGATTGTTTTTCTAAACTATCCAATTGCAAATATATTGTATCGGTATTTGTTAGAATAGGCGGTTCAATGTTTTTCATGCGTGTCAAATCGTTTATCATTAATAATGCAACAATCAATGCAAATCCAAGTGTTAGAATGTAGTATTTCATAATTTAAAAGTTCTTATCATAATTCTTTCGTTCAACTTCCAATTTAAGTAAATTAAAAGACATCATACCAATGATGTGTGAATCAGTTGGAAATTTATATTTCCATCCTTTTGAATATCCTTTGTTTATGTAATAAAAATAAGCAGCAGCCAATTTGCCAGTGTTTTTTTTAAATATAACACAAGCAGTATGATCTGACATTGGTATTACTTCATCAACCTGAAACGTTTCTTCGTTAAAATTACCTTCACGATTCATGCTTGAAAATTTCTTTGCTACAATTTCGGATTCTTTTTTTAGTTCTATTGCAATTTGTTTATTCATAATTGTTGTTTTACTTTATGCCAATAGGCAAGGGTTGATTGTTTTTTATGTCCATTTGGTCCACCATTCCAGACACGTGCAATGCGTTCAGGTGTTCCATTTGGTGAGTAATATTCTTGTATTATATAAAATATTTCAATGGATTTTGTTTTACTCCATCGGTCATTTAACGTGTATTGTTTGTGTTTTAAAATACGATTCACATCTTTTATCATTATTGGTCTAATCTGCAAAACACCACAAGCATCTTCGCGTTTGTTCCATGCGTTGGGATTATTGCGTGATTCAACAAAAATAATTGCATCAACTAAATTATCCCTTGCCACACCATCAAACGATGATGTGGGTTGGAATAAATAAATAAACAATAAATGAAAAATCACAGATTCACAATATTTTCTTCAGTTAAACTATCCATTAACTTGCCAAAGTTAGTCACCAGTTTATCATGAATTTCATTCTTGGTATCTTGTTTGTCAAGTAAATCACAAGCATCCACAACAAATGATTCAAGCGTACGTGACACACGTTTTATATCACGTTGGACCTTAACACCATTTATTTGCACATCATCCAACAATGGAATCATCTCAAGTGATAACAAATAAAGTTTTATTAATGGGTTCATCTTAAAAACTGGATTCGGTTTGGTACTTTAAAAACTGCACACATTTGAACATGATCTTCAAACAATGGTTTGTCATATTCACACCAGCTTTCATATGATTTCAAAGCGTGTATGATTGTGGAGTGGTCACGAAAGCCCATAATCTTGCCAATGGTTGCAAGTTTAAGGTTTAATATATTACGCAAAAAATATATTGTTGTGTAACGTGGTCGAATGATTTCTTGTTTGCGTGTCTTTGATAATATAATGTCTTGCATATCAGTAGCACTCAAATCACCATACAATACTTTGATAATTGATTTCTTTGAGTAATACTTTGCAATCTGATATTTTATTGCATCAGGTGTTGTGTAGTCAGACAATTGTTTATTTATCTCATAAACATCAAATGCTGGTATTAAGTAAGGGTGAACGTTTTTCATTTTGTAATAAGTGAATCTTTTGCGTAGGTTATTTTTGGAACCGGTATTTGCTCACCATTCTCATCAATATAATTTGCACCATGTTTCATTGCTGCAAGTGCTTGTTTGGATTGCATCTCAAAGTTTTTAAGTTCTTGGTGCATCATTTGCCATTGCTCAATATGTTTGAAGTCATATCGTGTTGCACCATTCCTACGTTCAAATTTAATTCCATGCAGTTCAAAGGACTTGCCATATTTATCTGATTCTTCCAGTGCAATTGGTTCAATGTCTTTGAGTGCTTGGTCAATCTCGCGTTTAAACTGTTTAAGTTCTGCATATGCAATCAGGGGATCGGTCATCCCCTGAATTACATTGTTTGCTATATCATTAAAATGGGAGTTGTTCATCAGTATCTTGATTTAATGATTGGTATTCTTTTGACATCACTATCTTTTCCTTAATAAAGTCAGGAAAGGAATCAAATAATTCTTGCTTGAAATTATCGTATGTAAATTCTTGGCGTTCGTTGACTTGTTCAGGACAATCCATGCCTTTTGGAAGCATTGATACACTGGCAATATTTGCATATGTCTTGCCATTGTTAGATGTTTTGTGCGTGATTGATAAAAGACAAGGCACACCAAGTAAATTGGTCACATCAAATGAACTTGCTTCTTTGTCAGTAAATGATTTTCCTCGCCAAGATTCCAAGAATGCACGAAGGGTTGATTTCTCATGCAAGGATAGTGTGAACTCCTTTGCAATGACACGAGGTTGCTCACCACGTTCTTCATTAAATGTCATTGTTTCGGTTGGTAGTTCCCAAGTGATTCTTACTTTGTTTCGTTCTTTGGTTTCACCATTGAATGTTTCCTCAATCGTGCCAATGTGAATCATTGAATAACATCTTGCTGGATATGAACCAGCTGGAATGATTTCAATACTTTTCTTTGTTTGGTTTGTTGTTGCTAAAATTGCCATGTTTATATAAAATTAATGTATTTTGTTTCGTGATAATAATCGAGCAAAGACAAATGAAATGACTTTGCATTACTTAATGCTTGAGATAATAATTCAAGTATAGCATCATGATTGTTAAATGTAATGTTACGTTTACCCTCAAGCACACTATTAAGTGTGTGGATTGATATGTTGTGCTTCTCTGCAATCTTTATTCGTTCAGGAATAGATGTGCAACACTTCAAAATGTCTTTAAGTTCGTTTGATATTGTGTTTTGAAATTTCATTGTAGTTTTTCTAAAATCGTTTGATATTCTCTAATCTTTGATTTTATTCCAATAGATGGTGAATAATGTTCTTCATCATCATTGTAATAATCAATGTACATTTTTTGCAGTTCGTCCAGTTTATTAAAAACTAATTTTCGAAGCTGTGACTTTTCATACTCGGTCATGACTGTACAATTCTAAAAGTGAAACAATACCAATGACAAACATAATTGTTGCGATCACTGAATAATTAAGGGCAAACAATACCAAACTAAATGGTAGGTATGTTGCGAAGTAAATTAATATATTTTTTTTCATGTTGTTATATTGAACTGCAAATGTATAAAAATATTTTACAATAAAAAAAATAAATAAAACTTGCATTGTATTACTTTTTTATACTATAATTGCATTATAATATTAAAAACAATAACAAAAATGAACAACACAATAAAAATTACTAAAATTAGCAGATCAAATACTAATCCTAACAATGTACAAGGTGAATGCTTGTTAAATGGGTATGAGTTACATTTCAGTATACAAGATGTAGGTTGCAACCATTTTACATTAAACTGGGTAAATTTTCCTACAAATAGTGATTGGTCAAAAATAATACCAACTTGTACAAGTGAGGGTGGTTATGAATTTTATGCTGGACAAGAAATTATTAAAGAGTTTAAAAGATTAACATTATGCAATACACAATCGAAGATTTAGGACATTTTTATTTACAATCAATAGGATTGGAAACTTATGATCATTATTCAAAGAAGCACATCGAGAATTTAGGATGGCAAGTTCTTGAATCATATGGTTCAATCGACAAAGCAATAAACCATTTTATTAATTAGGACGCGTTTTGAGATTTTTTCCCTTATTGCTCCCCCACAAAAATCATTTTCATTTTAAGGGGGGGGGGTCACTTGGGAAAAAAATGTGTCCTAAATCGTTAAACTATATGATTATCAGCGTTTTACGCGGACACATAGGATTTGTTTTGTTAGTCTAAAAATAAAAATTATAAATTTGCAATCACAATATGATAAAAAACACAAAGATTTCAATCTTTAAATCACTTTTTAAGTCATCGGATGTCCCCTATGATGTCCAACTTGACCAATCACTTAAAAGAATAAGAGAAGGAAAGTCAAAACACATCATTGATAAGATGATGACATTGGAAGGTGATGCACGTTCCAAACTAAAAAATCAATTACCTTGTATCATCTTTGGTGGTGTATTTACACAACGTAAAAAGTCAGGACTTAAAGAACATAGTGGTCTTATGGTATTGGATTTTGATAAGATACCAAATAATAAGATGGATATGATGTTTGACCAGCTGAAACAAAACAAACATATTGTTTCAGTATTTATGTCACCATCACGAAATGGATATAAAGCCATTGTGTCAATACCAAAATGTAATGCAAAAGAACATGAACAATATTTTAAGCAGTTTAACAAGGATCACTTGTATGACTATTTTGATGGTGCTACTTGCAACGTTGACAGAGTTTGTTTCGAATCATACGATCCAAATATTTACATTAATTATGAAGCTATTCAGTATGCATCCAAAACTGGTTGATGATGGTTTTCTTATAGCTGACAAAGTTCCAACCATTCCAATCAATGATGATTTTAAAAAGATTGATTTAATAATGAAGTTTAACTGGCAAAAGGATTTCATCGAAGGTGAACGTAATAATTTTATCTTGGACATTGCCAGTGCATTTTGTGAGTATGGTGTTCAAGAAATAAATGCAGTTAACTACATTCTTAACAATGTAGTTGTTGGTGATTTCAGTGAAGATGAAACAAAGAACACAATTAAGAGTGCATATAGAATAAGACAATTTGCAATTAAATACTTTGAGGATTATAATAAAATAGATAGTATTAAAAAGGACCTTAAATATGGCAAAGAAAAAGTAAAGGAACTGCACAACATTAATGATGATGTTTATGATCATATATCTGATGAATCAGAATATGAAGATTTTTGGTATTATGATAAGAAACAGAACATTAAAATTGATCCTTTAAAGTATAAACTATTTTTGGAACGCAATGGATTTAAGAAGTTTTTCTTTGCTGATAGTCTTAAACCATCATTTGTAAAAATTAAATCAAATATTGTATCTGAAACATCAACCGAAATAATAAAGGACTATGTTTTAAATTATCTACTGGACAATAATGAGATTGATGTTTATTCATATGTAGCTACATATCAAAATCTATTCACTGATTCATTCTTGACAATACTTGAAACAATTGACCTGATGATGTTGAATGATACACAACACAAATCATTTATTGCATTCAGGAATGGTATTTTGGAAGTTACAAAGGACAAATTACATCTTAATCAATATGTAAATGTTAATGGGTATATATGGAAGAACCAAATAATTGATAGGGATTTTACTGAAACGGACAATCTTGATAATGATTATCAAAAATTTATTAATAACATAAGTAATGGTGAACCATTATCTATTGAATGTACAATTGGTTATTTATTACATACCTATAAGAATAAGATTGACAACAAAGCAATTATATTAAATGATGAGGTAATTAGCGACAATCCGGAAGGTGGCACTGGAAAAGGTTTATTTGTGCAAGGTTTAAAAGAAATTAGAAGGGTTGGCATATTAGATGGAAAGTCGTTTGACGATAAGAAATCGTTTCCATATCAGACAATTAGCCAAGACACGCAAATATTGGTCTTTGATGATGTTAAAAAGAACTTTGACTTTGAATCAAAGTTTAGTTTAGTTACTGAAGGAATAACATTAGAACGCAAAGGAAAGGATGCTATTAAGTTAAACGTTGAGGAATCACCAAAGATGTTAATATCAACTAACTATGCAATTAAAGGTGAAGGTAATAGCCATGATAGACGAAGGCATGAAGTTGAGGTGGCACAATATTATAATTCTGATTTAACACCTTATGATGATTTTGGTCGAACATTGTTTGATGATTGGGATGAAAACGAGTACACGTGTTTTGACAACTACATGGTTAAGTGCATTCAATTATATTTCACACACAAACTAATTAAGCAAACCAATGCCAAGAATATCAAATTGCGTAAATTCATATCAGAAACAAGTCAAGAGTTTTACGAATGGTGCAACTATGATGGAACTGAATTGTTTAATGTTAGACTTAACAAAAGAAATATGTTTGACCAGTTTGTGAATGATTACCAAGATTACAAAAAATGGTTAACACAAAAGAAATTCAACATTTGGGTTAAGAAGTATGCAAACTATATTGGTGCTACATACACTGAAGGTCATACGAATGGTGATCGTTGGTTTATGGTTGAATATGATTTACCTTTTTAAATTATGAATATAACAAACGAAGATAATATGGACCTTATGGCAAGGTATGAGGACAATCACTTTGACCTTGCTATTGTTGACCCACCATATGGTGGAAATGATGCAATTGGTTTAAAGGATAATAAAAAACAAAGTAAACAAGCTACAAAAAGAACAAACTACAAAGTATTTGATAATGTTGCACCAAGTGTTGAGTATTTTAATGAACTAAAAAGAGTTAGTAGAAATCAAATAATTTGGGGAGTAAACTTTTATAAAAATTATGATTTAAGTGGTGGCAGATTATGTTGGGATAAAAAAGGAACTGCATTTGGTAGGGCTGAACTTGCTTATTTATCTATGACTAAAAGTGTTAATATTTGTGAAATTGTATGGAATGGGATGCTTCAACAAGATATGAAAAACAAAGAAATAAGAATACACCCAACCCAAAAACCAGTTAAGTTGTACGAATGGCTATTAATGAACTACGCAAAAGAAGGTGATAAAATACTTGATACACATCTTGGTAGTGGCTCAATTGCTATTGCGTGTCATAATTTAGGTTTTGATTTGACTGCTTGTGAACTTGACTAAGGAGTATTACGATGCAGCTATGAAAAGGTTGAATAATCATAAACTACAACAAAGTTGTTTTAAATGGAGTTAAGAGATTATCAAAAGGATATTGTGAGGCGTGGTGTTGACATCATTGCAGACCATCGTTTGCTTTATTTGCAAATGGAAGGTCAGGACTGGCAAAACACTAACATCACTATCAATATGTGAAGAACTTGGTGCATCAAATGTTTTATTCATAACTAAAAAGAAAGCCATTAGCAGCATTCAAGATGATTATGATAAGTTTGGGTTTAGCTTTGATATAACAATAATAAACAATGAATCACTGCACAAAGTAGATGGTGACTTTGATATTTTGGTATCGTGATGAACATCATCGAAATGGTTCGTTTCCAAAGCCAAACAAATCAACTAAACTAATCAAACAACGTTGGTCCACATTGCCAATGATATTTTTATCAGGTACACCAAATGCTGAATCGTATAGTCAAGTTTATCATCAATATTGGGTCAGCATACATTCACCATTTAAACAATGGACCAATTTCTACAAATGGTCAAAAGAGTTTGTGAATGTTACCGAACGCAACTTTGGTTATGCTAATGTCAAAGACTATTCAAGTGCTGACTATAATAAAATAAAACCTTATATTGATAAACATATTATTACATACACACAATCAGAAGCTGGATTCGAATCTAATGTCAATGAACACATCTTATGGTGTGATATAAAGGCAAAGCACACATGACATCATTAATACATTAAAGAAGGATAAAATTGTTTTGGGTAAAGCTGGAGCAATCATAGCAGATACATCAGTCAAGATGAAAAACAAGATACATCAACTTGTGCAGTGGCTCATGTATTCTTGAAGATGGTAGTGTTGTGATACTTGACACATCCAAAGCTGAATACATACGTGATAAGTTTAAAGGGCAAAAGATTGGTTTGTTCTATAAGTTTAAAGGTGAACTGGATATTCTTAAACAAGTGTTTGGTGATAGCTTATGCACTACATTAGATGAGTTTCAATGGTAGTGATAAGAACATAGCACTTCAGATCATATCAGGTCGTGAGGGCATATCATTACGTGAAGCTGATGCGTTGGTGTATTATAATATTGATTTTAGTGCAATCAGTTACTTCCAGTCAAAAGATAGGATGACAACAATGGAAAGGAAGAACAATGATGTGTATTGGGTATTTGCTCGAAAGGGTATTGAATCTAAAATATATAAGAGTGTTACTAATAAAAAGGACTATACTTTAAGAATGTTTAAAAGGGATTATGAACTACCAAAGTAAAGTAATAAAGGAATATAAGGACAAAGGGTATATGGTGTTAAACATTATTAGATTAAGTGAGAATGGGTTTCCTGACCTTATGTGCTTAAAAGATAGTAAGGTTGTGTTTATTGAATGCAAAGACTGGTGCTGATACCTTAAAGCCATTACAACGATATAGGATTGACCAGCTGCGTGAAATGGGCTTTGAAGCTATGTGTTTGAAGGATGATAAAATAATTTATTAATTTTGTAGTGATATGACAAAAGAAGAACAACAAGAATTTTTTGATGAGTACATTAATAAGATGCGTGATGTACTACTTAACTAAGGGTGATGACTATGCTAATGCAGATAGGTTGTCAAACTTCAAGATGGCTGGTCAAATAGCTGGTGGCAATGCACAACTTAATTGTCTTAAACCTTATAGCAACAAAGGTTGCAAGACTTGGTGTGTTACTTAATAGTAATGACAAACCAAAGAATGAATCAATCAATGATTCAATCATGGACCTTGCTAACTATGCAATGCTACTTGCAATGATTAATAAATAAGATATGAAAGTAAACCAAATTGTAGATGGATTTTATGAGTACAACGAACCATACTTTGATGTGGACTTGTTAGATGCTGATGACCTTTATGCAATCCAAGAGATTGCCACACAGAACGTTTTGCCATTGTTCTTGGGTAAGATGATAAACAAACCATCGGAAGAACTTTATTCTTCAAGATATGGTTTCCATTTACCTGATAAAAAGTTTTGTGAACTACTGATTCAATACTTTCCATTTGAGGATGCTTTTATAATTGGTGATTGTAGTGTTTATAATAAGTATGGAAAGGAATTTACAGATGATGAACATAGACACTTTCATGAATAATTTGATAGGGATAGGGGGGTTTGAAATCTACAACAATATGTACTGCAAACGTTCGCGGGGCTTTTTTTACACAAAAGTTAGTTTAGGGTTTGGGAATAATGATGGATAAAAATAAATTTCATAAAAAAGTTGAAGATATGGCTCAAAGAATTGGGTCAGTAAAAAAGGCATTTGATGTTTTAAATAAAGAACATAAAAGTTTTACATCAGATGTATGTTATAGAAATTGGAAAAGTAAACATAATTTAAAAACTATTATTTCAAGTAATTGCATGATATGTGGTGTTCAAATTAAATCTACAAAAAAAAGAAAATGGTGCATTGATCATGTAGGTGGTAGAAAAAATAAAAAAATTCCAAAAAAGGATGGCATTTATATAAGCGAAAGAGATTTGTATAGTGTTTGGCATGGAATTAAATATAGATGCACAAATGAAAAAAGTACATCATTTAAAAATTATGGTGGCAGAGGAATAAAAATATGTGATTTGTGGAATAATGATTTTTATGAATTTGAAAAATGGTCTTTAGATAATGGCTATAAAAAAGGATTGCAAATAGATAGAATAAACAATAACGGTAATTATGAACCATCAAATTGTCGTTATGTAGAACCTTATATTAATGCAACAAATAGAAGGTCCTTAAAAAATACCACTGGGTTTATTGGAGTTCATAAAAATACAGAATCTAACACTTATCGTGTTTTAATTAATTTTAAAAATAAAAGGCACGATTTAGGTAATTTTAAAAATAAGATTGAAGCTGCTATTTTTAGAGATCAATATATTATAAAAAACAATTTACCACACATGAGAAATTTATTATAATATGGGCAAAAGAGGACCAGTACCACCACCAAAAGCAATAACAATTAAAAAGGGTTATTATCAACCATCAAGACATGATGACCCAATTGCAGACACGAATGCTTTGCAATGGGTTCACAACGAAGTGCCATCACCACCTGAAGATTTAAATGATGTTGCAAAAAAAATGTGGACTCAACAACTAATGCAGTCACAAAAATTATATGGTTATATATCATTTATTGACCTGACTTTGTTTAAGGAGTATTGTTATGTGTATAGTGAATTGGAGTGGTTAAAAGAAAATACAAAAGGAAGGTTTTACATTGATGACAAGGGTGCAAAAAAAATTGATCCTTTGTATATGGAACTTAATAAATTAAGAAAGGACTTTTTAAGATTGTCACAAGAGTTTGGTTTTAGTCCATCAGCAAGAACAAGAATCCAATTGCAACAAAAACCTGAAGAAGATAAAGACATATATTCTGATGGCATATAAAACTAACTTTAAAAATATTGACCTTGAGAAATACTACTTTGATGAAAGGACTGCAAACATTGTAGTACAATACATTGAAGAAAATGTGAAGCACGTCAAAGGTGACAAAGCTGGTGAGCCATTTATTTTGGAGCAATGGCAAAAGGATGATATTATAAAACCTTTATTTGGTTGGAAGCACAAAGAAACTGGATTGCGTAAATACACAAGTGCATACATTGAGATTCCAAAGAAATCAGGCAAATCATTTTTGGCTGCATCAATTGCGTGTGTTTTTATTGACATAGAACGTGAAGGGGGTTCGGAAATTGTTGGTGTTGCTTGGGGAAGGAAACAAGCTGGACTTGTGTTTGATGCAACAAAGCAAGTAATACAAAAATCACCAAGATTAAAATCAAAGTGCAATATTTATCGAAACTCAATCACTGCACCTGATCATATTGGTGGATTAAAAACTTATCAAATATTATCAAAAGAGGCTGGTGGTGAAGATGGTATAAATCCACAACTGGCAATCATTGATGAGTTGCACGTTCATAAAAATAATGAAGTTCTTGAAATGGTTGAAAAGTCACAAGGTGCAAGGAAACAACCTTTGTCATTTATTATCACAACTGCTGGTTCTGACCTTTATGGTATTGGATACCAAAGACATGAACAAGCCATTGACATTGCAAAGGGATTGATTGAGGATGAATCTCAACTTGTTTGTATCTATGGAGCGGACAAAGAAGATGATCCATTTGATGAACGTACTTGGAAAAAAGCAAATCCAAACTACAATATAAGTATTGGTAAACGTGCATACGAAAAGGAAGCAAACAAAGCAATGGTGAGTGCAGCAAGTTTGAACTCATTTAAAAGATACTATCTAAATGTTTGGACACAATCAAAGGATGGATGGATTAATGATGAGGTGTGGACCAAATCACATTGGGATTTTGATGATGAGATGTTGCGTGATTATCCTTGTTATGGTGGACTTGATTTGTCATCACGAAGTGACATCACTGCTTTTTCATTGGTGTGGAAAATAGATGAAAAGTATTATTCTAAAAATTGGTTTTGGTTGCCTGAAGATAAAGGAACACAATCAGCGGACAAAAAAAACATTCATTATCGTGAATGGGTTCGTGATGAATATATTGAAGAAACAAGTGGGAATGTGATTGACTATGATTTTATAATATATAAACTTGGTCAACTTAATAAGTTATATGATATACAATCCATTGCATATGATAATTGGAACTCACATCACATTGCACCAAAGTTATATGAAGAAGGATTTGACCTGATTGAGTTTAGACAAGGATTTAAATCTATGAATGCACCAACCAAAGAACTTCAGGCAGCGGTTGAAAGTAAAAAGTTTAATCATGGCAACAATCCGGTTTTGCGTTGGATGGTTGGCAATGCATCGGTGAAGTCTGATCCAGCTGGAAACATAAAACTTGAAAAAGACACACGTTCACCAAACAAAAAAATTGATGGATTGATTTCAAACATCATGGCATTTGGTTTGTGGCTTGACAAACCTGATTCAAACAAGTCTTATTTAGAGGATGGCGATTTATATATTATATGAAAATACCTAAAAAAATATATGATGTTTTAAACAATAAAAGGAACTTTGATTTCTTGTTTCTTGAGATGTTAAGACATCACACCAGTGAAGATGCCTATGATGCTGCACTTGATTTGGTTCGTGAATATGCACCACATTTTAATCACTACAAAGATTTTGATTCTTATCGTGTGATATTATCAAATAAAAACAATCGTGAAATTGAAGTTCCTGAAGAAATAATTGATGCAGTGACAAAAGGCATTGATGACTTGTTTCACAAGCATTTAAAAAAAGTCAAGATTCGAAAAATGGCATATGATCAATGTGTCAAAGAAATAAACATTTATTTACCTGACTATAAACCACACAGAAATTATCAATCGTTTAAAGCATTGCAATCAATTAATTTTAAGAAAAAGTAGTTAAATATTTTACATATTTATAAAAAAGTATTATTTCATTTTTGCATTAGTGAATTTATTTGGGTTTGAAATCAAAAGAATCAATCCAGTTCTATCCGCAAAAAAAGGTTTCTTAAATGCAAACTTTGGTGGAATGGTTGGAAGAACACCAGTCACTGAAGAATCCGCAATGGGTTTGTCAGCATATTGGGCTGGTGTAAGAAGAATTACAGAATCAGTGGCAATGTTGCCAGTTGAGGTTTTTCGCAAACAAAACGGAAGGCGTGAAATTGTTGCACATCCAACAGAATACTTGTTGAATGCTGAAGCAAACTATGAATCAATTTCTTTTGATTTCACACAAATATTAATCACATCGGCCATCAATCATGGTAATGGTTTGGCCATTATTGAACGTGATCAGTTTGGAACACCAACATCATTGGTTAATGTAACACGTGAACAATGTGAGCCAATAAAATATGACGATGAGATTTATTGGAAAGTTCAGGTCAAGGAAGCATACAATGAAACTGAATCATTGCTTGTCAAAGATGCTGACATGATAAATCTTCGAGGGTTTGGAGTTGATCCAGTTGTTGGACTTTCGGCAATACAAGCACATAAACAAAATCTTGGTTTATCAATTGCAGCACAAGATTATGGAGCAGATTTTTTTAACAAAGGGAGTAGGATTGATGGCTTCATCGAATTCGCAGGTGTTTTAAAACCTGAAACAAAAGATGCAATTAGTCAACAATGGGCTGCAAACTATGGACCAAATGGGACACGTGGAACTGCAATACTTGATGCTGGTTCAAAATATCATCGTATTGGACTTCCTCCAGCAGATGCTGAATGGATTTCAACACGAAAATTCCAAAAGAATGAGATTGCAACCATTCTTGGAATACCATCTCACATGATTAATGAAATGGAAAATTCAACGTTTTCAAACATTGAACATCAGTCTATTGAATTTGTGACTTATTCAATTGGTACGTGGATTGAAAAGATTGAGCAAGAATACAGACGAAAACTATTAAAAGATACAGAAAAACTTGACCATTATTTTAAGCACAATGTAGATAGATTATTGCGAACTGATGTCAAGACAAAAGGTGAGTATTATAGATTGATGACTGACATTGGTGCTTATAGCATTAATGATGTACTTGAGTTAGAGGATAGAAATCCAATTGAAGGCGGTGATGAACGTTATGTGCAAATTAATAGAATACCTATTGATGACATGAAGGAATACTATAAAAAAGAAGATGGCGAGTTATAGTGATTATCCTGAAGCGGTTTCAAACAATGCAAAACGTGGCATTGAGTTAAATGAAAAGGTTGGCAATAAATGTGCAACACAAGTTGGAAAAGTTAGAGGTCAACAACTTGCAAATAAGGAAGCAATCACTGAAGATACTATCAAACGCATGTTTTCATATTTGTCACGTGCTGAAGTATATTATGATCCTGACAACACTGAAGCGTGTGGAACAATATCGTTTTTGTTGTGGGGTGGCAAAGCTGGATTGAGATGGTCAGAAAGTAAATTAAAAGAAATTGATAAAAATAGAAAAGTAATGAATAAAATTGAAAGACTTGCAGAGGTTCGAAATATTAACGAAGTTGAACGTACTGCACAATTTGTAATATCAACCGAGTCAATTGATAGACATGGAACATCATTCAAACTTGATGGATGGGATTTGTCAACTTATGACAGAAATCCAATTGTTGGATACAATCATGAAGTGAGTGGTTCTAATCCGGATACTATAATCGGAACATCACGAGTGTTTAGAGATGGTGAAGCATTGATTGGTGAAGTAACATTTGAACGTGAAGGAAACAATCCAATTGCTGACAAAGTATTTAATAAAATGCAAGACGGCATTTTGAAGATGGCAAGTGTTGGTGCAATACCGCATGAATATCGTTATGGCAACAAAGAAGATGAAGATCGAAACACAATTTACTTTACTCGCCAAGAATTGGTTGAATGGTCAATTGTGAGTGCTGGTTCAAATCGTGATGCGTTCAAACGAAGTGCTGACCAAGTTGATGAACTTAAAAAATCACTTGAGGTTGAAGAAGAAATTGTTGAACAAGAAATGGGACTTGAAACAAAATCAGCTTTGCGTAATTACAACAAAGTTAAAATTGTTACAAAGTACATATAAACAAATAATTGATTTTTGTAGTATAAAATTTAGAAGATGAGAAATAGTAAAGTAATAAGAGAAGAAATCGGTGAAGTGAAAACTTCGCTTGATGCTCTTGAAAATTTAGTTTCTGATGAAAATAGAGATTTTTCTGAAGAAGAAAAAGTGTCATTTGACACAAACATGGAAAGATTAACTGAATTAGTTGATGAACTTCCAAAAGTAGAAAAAGAAGAAGAAATACGAATGAAAGCAGCAAATTTAGGTGGCAGCCCAGTAGTGGCAGAAACCAAAGAAGAAAAAGAAATAGTTAGAGAATTTTCTTTTGGTAAAGCGGTAAGAGCAGCATTTGGTGAAAAGCTTGATGGTGTTGAATTAGAAATGGCTCAAGAAGGTCAAAAAGAAATGAACGCAATTGGTCGTAGTGCTAATGGTGTTGTTATTCCTTCAATGATTTTGAACAGAGCGGTTATAACTGAAAACGGAACTTCAGGAATCGAAACTCAAAGTTTTGTTGATGCAGTTTATGCAAACACAATTCTTGATGATCTTGGTGTTACTCGTGTAAGCACAACAACTGATCAACGTATTCCAATTTTGGGAGCAGTTACAACTCAATGGGAAGGTGAAACAGATGCAGCTGCTGATGGTGGTTCTGCAATGACTAAAAAAGACCTTGCACCACGAAGAGTTGCATCATATGTTGATTATAGCAAGCAAGCCAGTATGCAGCATAACGAATCACTTGAATCTGCATTGAGAAACTCAATTGCTCAATCTCTTGGGTCCAAAATCGAATATGCAGTTTTTACTGATGATTCTGCAAATGGTGCATATGATTATTTAGGTAACGGAAAAACTCCAGTGACAAATGCAAACATCACAAACTTGATGATGGCATTAGTTGAGGAAGTTCAATCTAATAACCACAACAGAGGTAATTTAGGATTTGCAATCTCAAATGATTTATTCAATGAAGTTTACACAGCTGCACAAGTTAGTGGTGTAAATCCATTAATCATTGATGAGGCAATAATGGGAGTTCAAGCGAAGTTTTCAAACCAAATTGCTGACATAACAAATCCAGCGGTTTATTATGGTGACTTTTCAAAAGTTATGATTGCACAATTTGGTGGAGTTGAGATCTTGGTTGATCCATACACACAAGCAATCAGCGGAACTAATAGATTAATCCTTAACTCATATTTCGATATGAAATTAGTTCAGGATGCCGCTATTTCAGTCGGAACATTCG